GCTATGTATGAAGTAATAAAAGACTACAAAGATGAAATGAAAGAAATTAGAGAGACAATAGATTTTTATGAAACTGCTGATATTAACAGAGTAGAAAAAACACAAAAGATTGAAAAGTATAAAGAAATGCTTAATTCAACTTACAAACGATTTAACTTTCACTATAACTATTACGAGGCATTATCAAAATGAATATCATATTAGAACGTCTGTGTTATCACCCTAAAGGTGTGCTAGGTAAATTTCACTTAGATCAATACGAACTGTATACGATAGAAAAACCTTGGCTTGATAATAAGCCGTATGAAAGTTGTATACCTGAAGGTCACTACACATGTGAGCCTTATAGTTCAGAAAAATATCCTGACACTTTTGAAGTTATGGATGTTCCAGGCAGATCCAAAATATTGTTTTGTCATATAGGTAATTTTCCTGACGATGTGCAAGGTTGTTTTGCGTTAGGTATGTCTGTAATGGGCGACAGAATAGCTGTCAGCAATAGTGCTATTGCTATGAAAAAATTTAAAGAATTGACCAAAGGTGTTAAAGAAATAGAACTTACTGTTGCTAGTTACTATCCAGAATATCCATGAGGAAAGCGACTAAATCTATCAACGTAGTTGATTTAACTAAACGCAGAAAAAAACACACCTCTATAGGAAAAGCTAACAATTCTAATGTTCATGTTAAAAACAAACAAAAGAAAAGACAAAAAAAATTAAGTTACAGAGGACAAGGTAGATGAACGAATGGGTAAGCGCTGTAGAAACTATTGGTATACCAGCGGTAGGAGCTATGGGTTTAGGTTATTTGGTGTGGATGTTGTTCAAAAGTTTAATATCAGACATACATAAAAAACTGGATACGCAACAGACAATGATAGTTGCTTTGATAGACAGAATTAGGCAAATGGATAACGACATGATTCGTATTGATGCGATGTGTCGGGCAGCGTTAGGCATGCAGCCTGACGTTAATAGGATAGCAAGAGCAGACGGACAAAAAGATCAGCGTAAAGATTAACATGAAAATGTTTTTTACATTTTTTTCTATTTGGGCTTTGTGCGTTTTCATTACTTTTGGGTTTATTGTTCCAAAAGTTAATGCAGATCAAATGGTGCATAAATTCAAAAATCCTAGTTTTTCGGGAAATAACACTAGCTCTCATTATTTAACTATTGAAAATCAAGAGTTCAATAGAAAAGAAAATGTCAGAGAAGAGATAAAAGCATATCAAGAAGAACTAGCAAGGGAAGCAGACAATACTACTTTGGCTAGATTCATTCGTAATCTGGAATCAAGAATATATGCACAACTCTCCAGGCAATTAGTTGAAAACTTATTTGGTGAAAATCAATCTGAGTTTGGAACATTAGAGCTGGAAGGCAACACCATAGAATACGAAGTAGAAGACGACAAAATAACATTAACAATCACAGATGAAAATGGAGAAACCACAACTATTACTGTTCCTACTGGTTCTTTTACTTTCTAGCTGTGCGTTAAAGAATGACGATTTGTTGAATAAAGGTGGTATACCAAACAACAAAATTACAGCTCCTAGTATTTTAGATCTCCAGTCACAAGAATTAAAAGAAGTATCTCCCCCGAAAAAAAAACCAACAATAGCAATATACCCGTCTAGCTTCACTGATCAAACGGGACAGAGAAGAAGTAATAGTGAGTTTGCTTTATTTAGTACCGCAATTACTCAAGCTCCACACGCTTATTTATTAAGAGCGTTAAAGCATTCTGCTAATGGTCAATTCTGGAGAGTAATAGAACGTATAGGGCTAGACAATCTTGTAAAAGAAAGAACCTTAATACGATCTACCAGAGAAGGGTTTAAACAAAAAGAGTTGAGTCCGCTGTTATTTGCGGGGTTACTCATAGAAGGTGCTGTCGTAGATTATGACGTGAACCAAAGAAGCGGTGGAGTTGGATTTCGCTATTTAGGCATATCCAGTAGTAACCAATACAGGGAAGATACAGTAACAATATCTTTACGCCTGATTTCGGTTTTAACTGGCGAAGTTTTGATAGAAGTCATGACAACTAAAACCATTCTATCTGTGGGTATATCTCAAGATGTTTTTAGATTTATAGAACTAGGAACAGAACTAATAGAGCTAGAAGGTGGATTTACAGAAAACGAGAGTGGTTCTATTGCATTGCAAAAAGCTATAGAAAAAAGTGTTTTAGAAATTATAAACATAGGATACGAGAGAGGGTATTGGGAACATGAAGAAATTATTATTGAGCCTAGTTGCGATGACGAGTGCATTGCTGCTATTCGCGGCTGACAACGAAATATATATTGATCAAAGCGGTGGTACTGCTTTGAATTTAGACATTGAACAGATCAATGGATCTGGAAACCTTATTGGTGGTGCAACAGCTGCTGCTGGTTCTATGACACCATTAGATTTAGATGGTGCATCTATGAGCCTAGACATATTGCAAAAAGGATCTACAAATAAATTCTTAGGTGATATATGGGCTGACAGTTATACAGGTTATTTTTCTTTCCTTGGTTCAACAAATACGTTTAACATGCAAACAGACCCAACAAATACTTTTGGAGCTGATTCATCTAATGTCAATGTTCAAGTCACGGGCAGCTCAAACACAATGACACTTAATCAGGCTACTAACGCTATTGCGGCTACGTTAGATTTAGATTGGATCATACAAGGTTCAAACAACACAATAACATCATCTATAGATGTTGATGGTGCTACTAATTACATGGACATAGATGGTTCAGACAATACGGTTACTTATGATGGTGATGGGTATGCAGGTGGTTACTTCTACTTAGACCAGACTGGAGGATCAAGGACATTCAACATAACACAACAATCTACTTCTGATAATGATTGGCTTAAGATTACATCTGTTGGCTCTAATGGGGTCGTGTGTGTTAATCAGTCTGATGCCGCAACGAGTTTTGTGTGCTGATTCCATAGGATCAGTTACAGAACTTAACGGCACAGCACAGGTTTTAAGAGATAAACCCTACGGAGCTGAACTAGACTTTGGAATACTGAGTTATGACAAAGTAGAAACGGCTGATGGGCGAATGGGGATTACGTTTATTGATGAAACTCAAATAAGGCTAACAGAAAACTCAAGAGTATTGATTGATGAGTTTATTTTTGATCCAGATCCAGATAAATCAAAGATGGCTTTAACTTTTGCTAAAGGTACTGCACGTTTTGTTACTGGCAGACTTAATAAAGTAGCAAAAAAAAATATTAAGATAAGAACGAATACTGCAACAATAGGTATAAGAGGAACAGACTTTACAATAACCGTAGATGAGCTTGGACGCTCTTTGATTATTCTTTTGCCAGACAAACTTGGTTTATCAAGTGGTGAAATTGAAGTGTCTACTGGCATGGGAACAGTTGTTTTAAATAGACCATTCCAGGCTACAACAGTTTCTGCTTTTGAGAATATGCCATCTAATCCAGTCATACTTGATCTAACATTAGATCTTATTGACAACATGCTTATTGTTTCTGAGCCTAAGGAGGAAAAAGAACAGGTTAAAGAAACAGAGTCTTCATCGACAAATGTATTTTTAGATTTCAATGAGTTAGATGTTGATTATCTAGCCGAAGATGCACTAGATGATAATGAGCTTGAGTTTACAGAGCTAGATATAGATTTATTACAAGTAAATTTTCTAGAAGATATGTTAAACGTACTTGATGCTTTAGCCGTAAAAAAAGAGGAAGATCAGTTAGGACTAGCTACTGGTATTAAAATAGTTGGTACTGAGATTGGACAAGATAAAGACACACAGATTACAACGCTAATACAAGGTCAAAATATAAGTATTAGACGTAACGTAGGTAATTCTCTTAGATTAGATTTAGATGGATCGTCTGGCTACACCTTGATACTTACACAAAACGGAGTAACTAAAGTTGTGACTATCAATGGTGGTGGAACAAATACAATCAATGTTACTCAACAATGAGTAAGAACGATGCTGGATAATCTATATAGCAAATTTTGCAGAGCTAATTGCTATTAAAAAAACTGGACTGAAAAGAACGGAAGAAACAATTACAAAAAAAACAAAGTCAGAGCGGTACACTTTTTCTCCTATATTAGGGGTTAATAAAAATCGGCTGCAAGATATAACATTAATCAAATCAATACAAGAGGATAAACAGAATATATGACTGAAGAAGAAAGAATTTTAATTTTTATACACGGAATGATTATTCCAATGATGTTTCTAGTAATCTTTTTATTTTAGTATACCACTTTGTATACCACTTTTATGCGCGCTAAAACGGTCTTAATCGGTTTAAACCTTCTTAATCGGTAAAACGGGATTTGGCTTAAAAGCCTTTAAATCAAAGGAAAACTAGCTGTGAGAGGTGGTAGACACGAGTGGACTTGAACCACCGACCCCCACCATGTCAAGGTTACAGTCTTAAACTAACAATACCCGTTGCAACTACGTTTCAGAGTATCAACTTTGCTGGTATACCACTATTTATACCACTCTAGTGCAGCAATTCTACAATTTCTAACAGTTTTGCGTCCCTTGCTTTGATATATTTTCTAGTGGTTTTTGTATCTTTATGTCTAAGGACAGAAGCAATGTAAGCCTCAGATACATCTTCTTCAGCTAAAGTAGATCCAACGTCATGTCTTAGATCATGTATTCTTAGATCTTCTATACCTGACTTCTTTTTTGCTAACTGCCATGCTTTTTTAAAATCGCCAAGTCCTCCAGATGCTTTAGATTTACCAGCAAAAACTAAAGTTGGGTGTTTCCCTTTATTATTATTTAAAATCTCTATTGCCTTTTGACTTAAAGGAACATAATCAAATGTATTGTTTTTTTGTTCATTCTCTTTAAACCTAATTCTTTTTTTCTTCAAATCTACTTGTTCCCATTTTAAATTTACCAATTCATTTTTTCTCAAGCCTGTTTGTAAATAAAACTTTATCGGGTCTATTAAATGATCTGGTAAGTTTGCAAATAAATTAACCTTTTCTTTTTTGGTAATTTCTCTATGTCTTTCTACTTCTATACCTACTCTTTCTATAAAAGGTATATCTTTTACCCATCCAATTTTATAAGACAATTTTAAAATAGATCTGAGCTGGCTAAAGTTCCTATCAACTGTTTGTGGTTTTAGTCCGTCTTTTAATTGTTTTTGTTGTAATTTAAAAACAAGATCTGCATCTATGTTAGATATTTTTTTACTCTTAAGCTCTTGGTTAAACCAATTTAATCTGTACTGTTCCTGATCATTCCAATTCTTCCTTGTATCTACCCATCTATCGCGAGCATCTTCCCAGGTCTTGCCTTTAAATTTATTAGGGTTTTTTATTTCGTTGGATATTTGTGTCTTTTTTAATAAAGCAATTTTGTATGCTTCACGTTGATTAGTTGTACCAGTAGAACCTGAATAAACTTTATTTTTTATTTTGAATCTGTAATACCAATAAGGTGATTTTGGTACTTTTCTAATATATTTATATTTACGCATTAGCTACAGCTGTAGCCTATGCTTACAACTAAAGGCTACTAGCGTATAGAAGTTTCTCTTTTTTCTGTAAACTTTTCAAGTGAAGAGGGTTTAAAACGTATAATACGTTGCGATATTTGAACGTATGGTAGTTCATCAGACTTAGCTAATAACCTAACTACGTCTACTGAGACTCCTAATACTTTAGCTGTTTCTTTCGGTGTTAATAGTTGTTCCATATTAGTGAGATAGTTGCTTATCCTTGAGCGACTAAGGACTAGCTTTAGTAGGTATTAGTAATATTTTATAGGAGAAATATGAACCCACAAGGCAGACTATCTCAACTGCCTATTAAATAATGCTGCTATATGACTTAATTCTTTTCTTCTGTCATCAACGTCTTTGACTGTAGTTATCTCCCTTTTAACTTCAGCTTCTCTAAATTGAACAGGTCTGTAACCTAAACTGCAAACTCGCATAACTATATTTTTTTGCACAAGAGACTCTAATTGATACCAATGATTCTTTTCATCATCTGTAATTCCACAAGTCTTACATACTGGTCGTTCAAAAGTTTCTATAGCTATTGCAGTTCTTGCACAATCAGGGTCATTAGGATCTATCCAGCAACTCATGTTGTCGCAAGGACGGGCTGTTAATTTATCACTAGGATTCCACTTTGCTGAGGAGCGGCAGTAATCACTACCTTTAGACTCATATAAGGGATGGAGAGGTATCCCAGTAATATATGAATTTAATCGTTTCTTCCCATGAGTCATAACAACCCTCTTACTTTATTTTTATTCTACAATTACTTCAGCGGCATCAACTACGCCTACTTCATCTTGAAGTCCGTTAGCATCACCATTTGCTGCTTCAGGTGCTGGTTGTGCTGCTTGAACTAAAGCGTGTAGTCTATTTCTAGCTCCACCTATAATTTCCATGTCTGCACCATTATATGCACCAGCTTTAGAGGCTATGTCTATAGCATTAATTGCTATAGCTACATCGTTGAGCTGGACTTGATTATTTTCTTCTGCCATTTTTTTCCTTATTTATATTAAATCATCCCTATGTATTCTTACTTCCATAGGAGCTTCAAATTCAAGGTCAACGACTTCATGGTTAATGCCTCTGACCTTTTCTTTGTAAGTTTCTTTGCACCTTATAAAGGTATTACCAAGTTTTGTTTCTTCGCCTTCCTCTAAATTAAGTTCAGCGTAATCAACATAATTAACTTGTCTTGTTAAGACCTCTAACTCAGCCGTTCTCTCTTTTAAGTCAACTTTTTGAACTCTGATCTTGTGATCAAACGTATCTTTTAAATTGTCTTTATCAAGAGAAGTACCCAAAAAGATTACTTCGTCCTTGCTTCTTCTGATTGTTAATCCAGGCATCTAATCTCCTTAAAATGGTATGTCTTCGTTAGGGTTATCTCCGCTTTTCTTAGTACCTAAATTTTGTATCTGATTGCCTATGATTTCAGTTCTATATTTTTTAACACCATCGTCTTCCCAGTTTCTGGTTTTAAGTTTACCTTCAATATAAACCTTATCTCCTTTATCTAAATACTGTTCAACAAATTTTGCAGGTTGACCCCATAAAACTATGTTGTGCCATTCTGTAACTTCTTTTTTTTCTCCAGTTTCTTTATCTTTCCAAGACTCTGAAGTTGCTACACTTAGGTTTGCTACTTGACTATTACCTGCTTCTTTTACTTCCTTATTGCCAATATTCCCAACAATAATTACTTTATTAACACCTGACATATGTACTCCTATTTTCTTGGTGGTGAAAAAGTGATTGACTCACTCGCTTTGTTTTTAAACTTATCCAGTTTCACGTCATCGTTTTTTAACAGCGCATTGATTTGAAACTCATAAGTATCAAAAATCTTTTTATAATTTATACTTCCTACTTTTTTAATTATGTTAAGTCTGTAGCCTTGTGGATTAACTAATCCGTTATACGCTGAAGTTTCTAACTTCTCTTTGCTTAACTCTTCTTTAAGGAACTTAAACTCTTGATCTAATTCTTTTTTGGTTTCAGATATTTCTACTAATCTCTCAAACCTATCATCCTCAATGGTTAAATTCTTTTCGTCTCCATACTCAGCTCTTAATACAGGGTCTTTAATAATCGAACTGTATTCGTCCATGAATGCTTTGAGCTTAGGCAAGTGGGCTTTCCAGAACTCTTGATCTCTTTGCACTCTAAGAATCCTTATATCCCCTTCTACCCACTCAACATAATCACAATAATCTAAATCACAGACTTCCATAAAATGTTGAACCTGACCAAAGTAGTTTGGCTTTTTTTTGTTTAGATCTATATCACCAGTTTCATTTAGGGTAAATTTCATAGGACATTTTATTTCCAACCCTATCCTGTTACCTTCTTGATCTACTGTAATTCCATCAGGGCTAACGCCTATCCAGTCATATTCATCGTGTAGTTGAAAAAACTCTGAGTCTTCTTCTAGGGCATAACTGGTCTGATCTAAATATTCCAACCTTGCAACAGGCTCATAAGTTGTTCCTCTTTCTGTGTGAAAGTTAGGAACAAACTCTGAAGGTGCGCCTATAAACTCTCTAACCATTTCACGATAAACTTCA